AAAAAAATAGGTTGGTGGAATTACATAAAATATTTAATAGCACCACTTACATTTACAAAAAATTTAACAAGCAACCCTAAAGCTTAATAAAAGATGAAAAGAGAAAAATCTTGCAGAGAAGTAATACTAGAATACATAAACTCCACAGAAGGATTTACTAAAAAAGCATTACTGTATGCAATTGCAGAAGACTGGTTAGCAGAAACAGTAGGAAGAGCGTGCAGAGATTTAGAAGAAGAAGGGATAATACAAAAAGATTATTACGATGGAAAATATGCAAAAGGTTTGGTTATGTATGCTCGTCTAGGAGAACAAAAACCAATTCCAATAATTCCAAAGTATGAGTTCATAGAAGCAAACGGTCAAATGGTAGCGAGATTAATAGTTAATTAAAATAAAAATATGGATGACGAAACAATTTTAGCTAGAGGTGGTACAGAAGAAGACATAAAGAAATATGCCGAACAAAATGGTGCAGATTTAGATGAATCTGATGTTATAGCAGAAGAAATGTTTAACACTTTTGTAGATATTATTGACGAAAAGGGAGATGAAGCAGGGAAAGAGTATTTAAAAAGTATTTTTCAACATGAAGATAGAAATAAAAGACAAAGACTTATTGATTCAATACAAGCAAACGAGCCAATTTACTTAAATGATTACGGCAATGCTATTTCGGAAGAAGATTATTTAAACTTTGAAGCATGGGTAGATAGTGTAGGTAAACCAGAAGGCTCAACAATAGAAAAATTTACTAGGTATATAAGTAGTAAATATGAAGGATAATCTATGAAAAGAACAAGATTAAACAAAATAGGTAAAGTAGGTCAAGCTAACATAGAAGCAAGGAAAAGAATAGCTGAAATATCAGAAGAAAAAGGACTTAACTACTGTGAGATAAACCTTGAAGGTTGTTTAGGTGGTATGTATCTAGCCCCAGCTCACCGTAGGAAAAGAAGTTTTTACCGAGGGGATGTAGAACTACTATCAGATTACAACGAATGGGTATGTGCTTGTGTCAGTTGCCATAACTTAATAGAACACAATCAAGAATTAACAGATAAAATATTTAAAAAATGTCGCAAATAGAAATACCAATTAAGGCTCTCTCAAATAACGAGGCTTGGGCTGGAAGAAGATTTAAAAGCAAAAAGTATAAACAATACGAAAAAGATTTAGAGAAACTTTTACCTAGAGCAAAGAAAATGATTAAAGGAGAAGTAGAAATACACTATACCTTTTATATCAAAAATTACGGTATGACCGACGTAGATAATCTTATAAAAGAAACGCAAGATTTTATAGTTAAAAAAGGCTACATAGAAGACGATAGAAAAATAGTCTGGCTATCAGCAGAAAAAATTAAAAGTAAAGAAGAAAAAATAATAATAGAAATTAGAGCTTATGAAAAAAACTAAAAACAAAATTAACAGACACACATTAGCAATGGGAAATCCAGCAAAAATAATCTCGGTAAAATACTTCCCAAAAGAATTAGAAATACTAGATAAAAAGAGAGGAGATACAGAAAGAAGCGTATATATAAGGGAAAAATCTCTTAAATAGTTATCCACAGTTGATACTTGTGTTAGTATTACGCAAGGTATATAATATATACATAGCTAAGAGAAACATTATAAGACACTCGCCTAGCTAAAAAAGTATGATAAAAAGAACAAAGCAAAACTGGTCAATAGGAGAATGGGTAAAGGTTGGATTTATGAAATTAAAAGTAACTGGAATGAGAGCTGAATACGATATGTTGCCTGATATATACGAATTAGAAAGTGAGAATGGCAAGAAATACGAATTTATCCCACATAACGGTTTATACGCAATATAATGGATAAAGAAATGGAGTTAGGTTTTCTAAGTTTAGATTTACAAAGAATAAAAAAAGATGCCGAAGAAATAGCAGGACAATGGAATGGAGATGAAGCAGGAGAGCAAGAAGATAAAGCACATTTTGCAAATGAAGTAATAGAAACAATAGATTCGTTGCTAGAATTATTAGAAGAAATGTATGGTTAAGGCTCTAGTCCAGCCAAATTAAATAACCTAAAAAAGTATGAAACAATTAGAAAAAACAATAGATTTTTTACAAAGTGATAAGTGTATAAAATGGTCTAGCATTATAGCAGGAACTTATTTACTAGGGGCGATAATAATAGGAATAATATAAATATATGGGATACACAACAAGTTTTCAAGGAGTAATAAAGATAACACCAGAATTAAAAGCAAGTGAAATAAAGTTTATACAAGGTATGTTTGGAGATATGAGAGATTGGAATCCAGCTATGGCTAAAGAATTATATATGACTTGGTTTAATTTTGAATTTGATAAAGACTTTACAGGTATTGGTTGGGATGGAGCAGAGAAGTTTTATGATGCCGACAAATGTATGGAAGTTTTAATAAACGAGACAATTAAAAAATATCCACATTTAAGTTTTAATGGAATTTTACAAGCACAGGGTGAAGATTTTGATGATAGATGGCAACTAATTGTTAAAAATAACAAAGTATCAAGAAAAGAAGTTGCACTAAAAGGAAAAATTATTGAATGTCCTCACTGTGAAGAAAAGTTTGAATTAGAAGAATAATTAAATCTTATGAACCACCAACTCTTAAAAAAATCAATAAACGCTAGAAACATACAAGCAATAAAAGAACTTGTAAATAGGGAGGATAACTGGATAGATTATATGCCTCCAATTCCCAAATTTGAGAAGCCTAAAAAACAAAAATGGTCGGTAGGGCTTTGGAACTTAGCACGTCAATTCTACCCTTAAATATATGAAAGATTTATTAATTTTTACGGGAACAATATTCCCAATAAGTATAACTTTTTATCTTGTAGGCTTAGGTGTAATAGAAGGAGGAAGTTTAATTGGTAACATTGTAGCTTTTGTTTCTGGTTGTGTTAGTGGAATTATTTTTTCATTAAAACATTAAGTTTAGTTCATTGAAAGCAGTAATGGAGGGAGGCTGGGGGAAGTGGTGGAATGGTATACACGTCCTTACGAGGATTAACATATATAAGGCATCAATAAGCCGAAATTACTTTGTAGGTTCGAATCCTACCTTCCCCAATCTCTCTTCATTAAAACAAAAGAATTGTGTATCTAAAGGGAGGAGTCCAAGAATCCGATAGGGTCGCCTTAACTAACCAATAAGGTAGGTAGACGAGTAAGGATGGAAAGTCTGCTTAGGGTTTCAAATGCCCTTCCTCCGTTCAGGTACATAATTCAAAACTCTAGTGTGTTTAATAACTGTGATTGAAAGATTTGCCCGAGTCAGGTTTATGGGTAAAGCAATGAAAACTAACAGCTTAACCTTACCCTAGTTAGATGGGTGGGTTCACAGGTTCGAATCCTGTAATCATTCAATCCAGTTTCAAGCACATTAGATAAATTATAATTAACTTAAAAAATATATGGAAGAAGAATACGAACCAATAACAAAAGAAAGTTTAATCGCAGGATATTTAGGCTTGTATATGGCAGGAGAAAATGAAGATTTAATTATAAGCCAAATCAAAAAAGTCGCACTAGATGATAGGTTAAAATGGAAAGAATAATTAATCACCCCCTTCCCTTCGGGATTATAGAATGGAGAATGTAAAGTGAGAGAAATAAAATTTAGAGCGTGGAATAAAGAAAACAAGAAAATGGACTATTTTCATCTAACACATGGAGATAGTTACGGAATAGGCGGAGATATTTTCCCTGAATACGAAATAATGCAATACACAGGACTCAAAGATAAAAACGGAAAAGAGATATACGAGGGGGATATTATGAAAGTCTTAGACAGAGATTGGGTTGATATGGAAAGAGACACTAGAACTTTTGTTGTTTATTATGCAAAAGATGCTTTCATTTTAACTACACCAACAGGGATAAAAGAAAGAGAAAGCGAAAATCCAAACACTTACAATAAAAACTGGATTGAAGCAAAACTTTCAAGAGAATATGGGAGAGATAGGTTTGAAATCATTGGCAACATCTATGAGAATCCAGAATTACTAACTATAACAAAAGAGAATTAGAATATGAACAAAGAACAAATAAAGAAGTTAAAAGATTTAGTAAAAAAAGTAGAATATTCAAGAGGCACTCCTGATTTTGAAAAATGGTCGCTAACATTATTAACTTGGCTAGATGGAGTATTATCTGGTATTAAATAATATGGATATAAATAAAATAATAGAAGAAGGAGAGAAAGAGTTTGAAAACTTTATCTTTGCTGTAAAATACAAACAGAACGGCACAGAAATGATAGATTTTGACTATCACGCAGAAGAAAGAGAAAAGTTAAAACAATTTTTCACCTCCCAACAACACAAACTATTACAGTCCATAGTAGAGATGATAGACGGAATGTATTATACCAATATGACAATAGAAAAACCTCCCACTTGTGATAATGAAAGTTGCACAGCTAAAAATTCATACAATCAAGGATTATCCGAACTTAAAGCAAAATTAACAATTAATATAAAAGAATAAGATGAAAAAGAAAACAACGAAACAATTATGTGAACAAGGAGAAGAACTTTATAACTCATTTTGTGGAATGTTTAAGGGTTTTAAGATATCAACTCCGAGAACTAATACCCTTGAATTATTTGCATTATTAGATAAGAAAAAAGAGTATGAAATACTTTTACGAGAGATGATGTATGAGTTTATGAGTAATTTAGAAGAAACAGTAGTCTTTGTAGAAGAAGGAAAATTATATAAAAAAGTTTCTTATAAAGAGTTATTTTAACCCCTACTCACAAGGATAAATGTGAGGAATTAGAAAATGGAAAATATAATTAAAAAAGCGATAGCTACAATTTTATTTTTAATCGATGAAAAACTAAAATGAGTAAATGGCTTGCCTTAGAAGATGAGATAAACGGGTATAAATGGATTGTAATTCTACCTGAAACAGATATAAAACCACATTCAAAAGAACTAACAGGAGATAAAAGAGAATTAGCAGATAATGATTGCCCTTGTAACCCTAGAATAGATTGGATTAATAACTTAATTATACATAACTCATTTGAAGATATTGAAAAAATAGAGTTCGCTTTAAATAAACTAAAATGAAACTAGAACGATACTTAGGAATATTAAAATATATGCTAGAGAACTACGATAAAGACGCTCTTAACTGGGACTCTATCGTAGAAACTTTAAAAGATTTCGCTAATAAGAAAAAAGTCGAGAAATGTATATGTACAAAAAAGGTCGAAAGTAAATGCTACTGGCACGGGAAATGAAAAAATTTATAAATAAAACTTGCCAAAACTGTCGTATAGTGTATTCATATTTTAGAAATGACCCATACTATAAAGAACATTTTTGCACAATGCAATGTTATAAATACGAAGATATTAAAGAAACCATGAAACAATTATCTAAGGAAGATTACGAAGAAATAGTGCATAAACAATTTATTTATCGCCCTCGTCGTATAGGTAAATTCTCTAAGACTAAAATACTTCAATGTAAAACTTGTGGCGTAGATTTTGAAGTATCAGAAATAGTAGCAAATAATGGAAGAAAGTATTGCAATAAAAATTGTGTATGGAGGTTAGATTTGCAAACAAATTATTAATATAATATAATTAAGTAATATGAAGAACAAAAATCTCGCATCGTTATTAGAAGAATTAAAAACAATAAACTTAACTGGAAAGATTGGCTACGCTGTAGCTAAGAACAGAAAGTTAGTAGAGCAAGAGCTTGAAACTTTAAACGAAACTCTAAAAGTTTTACCAGACTTTGAAAAGTACGAGAAAGAAAGAATTACTTTACTAGAAAAACACGCAAGTAAAGATGAAAAAGGTAAAGCTGTAATAGAAAACAACGCTTACAAAATAGAAAATCAAGAAGACTGGGAAAAAGCTATCAAGGATTTACAAGAAACCCACAAAGAAGCAATAACTTACAGAGAAAAACAACTAGAAGATTTTAATGCTTTATTGGAAGAAGGCTCAAAGCTAGAATTTTTTAAAATAACAGAAGACCAAATCCTAGAAGAAAAAAATGCAACAGCTCAAGAAATATACACATTATTAGAATTAACTAAATAAATCCTATGGAAAACGAAGTAACAGGAACAGAAGTAGTTGAAGAAACTGCTGAGATTACAGGGACAGAAACACCTGAAGCAACAGAAGAAGTAGAATAAATTTATGTTTATCCCAATATTTATACCAACTCAATATACTAAAATTCCAAGAATTAACCACGAATATGAGTTTAAAAAAGTATTAGTAGAAACTTTAGGTAAACTATTAGACGTTAAGTTAGAAACTGGAGAAATAACTTTGCAGGAATGGGTAAATGAAAGAAATAAACATTATGAAGGGTTAAGACAAACATTAAAAAGTTAGGTTCATATATAGCTCATAAAGATTTTTGTGGGCTAAATTATGGAAGATAACAAGACACAAACAACTGAAAATACAGAAAATCAAACAGGTAAAATCAGGGACGAGCAGGGAAGGTTTATTCCTGGTGTAAGTGGCAACCCAGATGGCAGACCACCAGAGACAGAAGAAACAAAGATAATAAAGAAAGCACAAAGGGAGCTTATATCTGAATACAAAGAGAAACTAGCAGAAGCATTACCATTAATTAGCCCTGTCCTTATAGCAAAAGCTATGGAAGGAGATATGCAAGCTATTAAAGAAGTAAACGATAGGGTAATGGGTAAAGCAGAAGCTAAGACGGACATAACATCAGGTGGAGAAAAACTACCTATACTAGTTAAATTTATTGATGGAACAAACAATTAATATCCCCATAGAATACAAAAGATTATTTGATAAAGACTGGCGTGAGGCTGCAGTCTATGGTGGTAGATACTCTCTTAAATCACATACAGTAGCAAGATATTTACTTATAAGAGCAAGAATGGAAAAAGTCCGTGTAGGTTGCTTTCGTGAGTTTCAAAACTCTATATCAGATAGTTCTCATCAACTACTAAAAGACTTAATTAAACATTATGAATTAAATGATTTTCAAGTAACAGACAAAGCTATAATAAACACAGTTACAGGCTCAGACTTTTTATTTAAAGGATTATGGAATAACGAACAATCAATTAAATCTATTGAAGGTATTGATATTGGTTGGGTAGAAGAAGCACAAACTATTAGTGAAAAAAGTATTGAAGTTTTAACTCCTACTATTCGTAAACCAGGCTCACAAATTATTTACACATATAACAGAGATGAAGAAGAAGACCCTGTGCATAAAAGATTAGTTTTAGATGGCAGACCTAATACTTTAATAATAAATGTAAACTATGACATTGCAGAGAAGTATGGAATGTTGCCTGAAGTTATTAAAAATGAAATAGAAGACGATAAAGAAAAAAGACCAGCATTGTATAAACATAAGTGGTTAGGTATGCCTTCAAACAACCTAGAAAGGCGTATATACAAAGATTGGGCTATTATAGATGAAATACCTCACGAAGCTAGATTAGAACGCACAGGGCTTGATTTTGGCTATTCTAATGACCCTACAGCTATTGTAGATATTTATTACTATAATGGTGGATATATTTTAGATGAAGTTTGTTATCAGAAAGGATTAAGTAATAAACGTATATCAGAAGTTTTAATTAATAAAGATAATCAATCTCTAGTAATAGCAGATAGTGCAGAGCCTAAGAGTATAGACGAGATAAGACTTTATGGAGTCAATATCTTGCCAGCAGAGAAAGGACCAGACTCTATCAATCACGGAATTAAAACATTGCAAGACCAAAGAATATCAATCACAAGACGTTCTAGTAATTTAGTGCAAGAATATAGAAATTATATGTGGAAAACTGACAAAGAAGGTAAAGTTTTGACTATTCCTGAGGGTGGTAATGACCATTGTCTTGATGCTTTACGTTATGGTATGACTTCTTTAAAGAAAAATCCCACAAATATCATATCAGATGACCAATGGAACGCAGTTTTTGGGCAAAGTAGCACGTTATACCCAGATATTGGAATATAATTTGCATTTTATTTTCATTTAATAGTATAATAAGTAATATAATAACTAAATTAAGTGAGGGAAGAACACTTAATGGCAATATCAAAACAAAAAAGAGACAAAATAATAAGTCAAGCACTCACAGAAATAGTATTTGCTCGTACTTACAAGCAAGGAATCATATATAGGTGGTGGAAAAATGAAGATTTATACTATGGCAAACGTGATAACCAATACTATGGCACGCCTAATGGTCTAGCAGGTAGTGTAACAGGCTATGGAAACCAAGAAGAAATAGCAGAAGCAAGAGCTAATGTAAACGTAGCTAGTGCTAAAACTGTATCTTTCGTAGAAACAATGCTTTCAAAGATAGACAATCCTTTAACCTTTAAATTTAAAAAGGCTTCAATGGCAGACTACAAGAGAGCTAAATTACTTAACGCTTTAAAAGAACAAGACGCTAATGATAACGATTGGAATTATAAAGATTTATTAGGTAAAGTAGATGCAATCATTTATGGTAGAGCAATCTATACTTACTACGCAGATAGTGTAAATGGTTATCAGTCTCACTTAGAGAACGTATCAGTTTATGATTTCTTAATTGACCCTAGTGGTGGAGGTTATGACTTAGACAACGCTATGTATATGGGGCGTTACAATGTTAGAAAATCTCGCTATGACTTAGAGAAAGGTAGAAAGGAAGGTATTTATATTAGAAGTGAAGTAGATAATCTTTTAAATGGAAGTGGTAATGACGCAAACCAAACCTCTCAAGAAGACGTAAACAAAGAAAACAAATATGCTTACATAGGAAGTCCAGCAAATAGAACTATCAATGACCCTAATATGTGGAAATTCTGGGAATGGTACACAACTTACAACGGTCAAAGATATTATCTTTTAATGACAGAAAACGGACAATGTATTCGTTGTGAATTACTAACAGACTTATTCCATATTGATGATAAATTAGGCGACGCTTGTTATCCTTTTTGGTCATACGCATATATACCAAACCTTACAGAGTTTTGGACTCCATCTAAACTAGATTATGTTCGTGAAATCTTTATGGCTCAAGGCGTATCTATCAACCAAATGCTAGACAATGCTGAAGCTATCAATAAACCTCAAAGAGCAGTAGATGTATCAGCAATAGAAAACATAGCAGACCTTGTTTATAGACGTAATGGAGTAATCAGAATTAAGCCAGGTATAAACATAAACAACGCTTTCAAGATACTAGAAGTAAACTCAATCAATACACCTATTCAGACTTATAACACTTTAGAAGGAATCCAACAGCTTGAATCAGGTATAACCGCCGCCGCTAAAGGAGTAGCCGAAGAAGACAAAGTAGGAATTTACGAAGGAAACCAAGCTAACACAGCAGACCGTTACGGAGTTTGGAATAAATCATACTCACAAGGTTATAAGAGATTTGCTAAACTTTGGAGATATGGCGTAGAAGATAATCTATCAGTTAAAATAGCAGTTAAGATATTAGGTTCTCAAGGGCTAGAACAAACATTATTTATCAACAAGAGAGATATTAAGCCAATGGCTAACTGGAACATCTTAATTGAAAGCTCCAACGCAGAAGAACAAGCAGACGCAGTAGACAAGAGAAACAAGATACAATTTATGGCTACTTACAAAGGAGACCCAAGTATTAATCAGAAAGCCTTGTTTGAAAAGTCAGCAAGTATAGCAGGATTTACTAACGATGACATAAGAGAGTTCTTAGATACATCAGAATACGGAGATGCCGAACTTATGGGCGAAGCAGAGAGAGATATGGAAGATTTGCTAAATAAAAAGATTATTGAACCAAACGAAAGAGCCAATGTAGCATACGCAACTCATATCTTAAACTATATGAGAGACCATAAGGAAGATATGAATGACGACCAATGGGCATTATTCCAAGACTATATGATAAGAATTGAACCAGTAGTAATGCGAAATATGGGAACGCAATTTATTAATCAAATATCCAAACAGGGATTAACCCCTATGGATGCAAGTGTCCCAACTGGTCAGGTACAACCAGAAGTAATGGGACAAAGCGAAGGACAATTAACAACTAATGAACCTAATGGGATAACCCCAAGTTCACCACAAATGTAATATGGAATACACATATAAAATTATAGACAAAAAAGAAAGTGATTTAGAAACAGTAATTGAAAAAGGTAATTGTACAACAACTTTTACTTTACAGGATATTAAAGACCATTTAGAGTTCACAGAGAAATCTCGCAGAACAGCAAAGGCACAGCTTGAAGCAGGAGAAATTCAAGACAAACTAGCTTTAGAAAGCTTACCAATGCTTAAAGACATACCAGAAGATAAGTTAGACTTAGTAAACGCTTATGTAATGAGACAAATTCAAAAACCTATATCTCTTTCAATGTTAGAAACAGCAGAAAAGACTATTGCAAGCTACACAGAGCAACTAGCAATTATAAAAGAAACATTAGGATTAAGCGACGAAGTAAAATAACTATGGATAAAAAAGAACTAAATAATCTTGAAAAATTAAAAGAACTTTCTGAGAGTGTAGGGGGATTATACTTGATTGAAAAACAGAGAGAATTAGTGATTGGAATTGTGGATAACTTAGCAAATTCTTATCAAGAAAAAACACATACAGAACTAATAACCTTGTGTGCAAAACTATCTGCAAATCTATCTTTATTGCAACTACTATCAGGAATAACTGAACAAATACAACAGATAAAAGAACTTTATAAAGAAAATAATAGCACCCAGTAATTGTGGTGCTTTCTGTGTAAGAGTTGTTTTCCCTCCCTTCTCTTATGCAGAAAATACTACACTTGCATTATAAAAAAGAGAGTAGTATAATTTTATTATCAGGGCGAAAGCCTTTTGCGGATAGTCTCCGTGAAATAAGACTGGCAGTTATGCCTAAACTAATTATGGATGAAATCCTAAGCTCCTCAGTAGAGTTAAGTACTGAAAAAAAGGTTGAACCAACTCCTGAAGTTGAACAACCAGAGGAAACAAAACCTCAAGAGGAACAACCTCAAAAGGAAACATTAGAATCATTAGAAACTCTTTCAGAGAAAACAGATGATTCAGTACCTTTAAAAAAATATATGGCAGAGAAAAACGCCAAACGAGATGTCGAAGCTAAAGTGAAACAACTTGAAGCTGAAATTACTAAATTAAGGGAAAATCCTTATAAAAGTAATCAAGATATTAAAGTAGACGTAAAATCTCTATCAGAAAAGCACGGAATTGATGAGGAAGTTCTATCAGACATTCTTAATGCGTCATATTCAATGACCAAAGATAAAGTCAAAGCAGAACTTGAATCCGAATTAAGTCCAAAACTAGCAGAATTTGAGCAAATTAAAAGAGAGAAAGAGAAACAAGACTTTGAAGCAAAATTCAATAATCTTGTGGAAGCTTCACTCAATGAAATGCCTGAATATGCAAACCTAATTGACAAAGATGACTTAAAACAATGGGTAAAATCTGGTCAATATTCAAAACTAACCTTACCTCAACTCATAGAGCAAAAGTATGGAAAGTTTGTAGTAGGTAAAAAGACACTAGAGAACTCGTATGCTTCTAAACAAGTAGAAAAGACAGACACTTCAAAACCTTTAAGTGATGACCAGTACCTAAAACTAGATACGGACCCACAATTAAGAAAAGAATGGTCTGAATCTCTACTAGAAAGAGCTAAGAGAATGTTATAAAAAGGGGGGGATTATTATTTAATCCCCATATCTGAAAACAAATAATCGGATATGTTAGAAAATGGCAGCAAATTTAGATGCTTTCAAGACAGCGTTTTCCAATACTTACGAAGAAATCTTCCAAAAAGTATTAACAGCTATGAAAATAGCAAATACACGTTTACTATCAGACCTTTACTACGGTAAGGCTATTGAGCGTGTGTACATCGACATTAGTTCAGCAAACGTAGAAGACATTACACAGTACGTTGATATGACTTCTCAAACAGTATCTGACACATCAGAAACTCTTACTGTAAACCAAAACAAAGGTATTATGTTTCAAATCTCTGAAAAGGAATTGGTACAAGCTGGTCCTTTGAATCCTGGAGAATTTATTGGTATGCAACTTGCAAGAAAGGTTGCTATCTATGTTGACGCTGATGTTCTTTATGAAACAACCAGTGCATTATATGCTTTCGATACTGGAGACCTTACAACAGGTGTTTCAACTGGAGTGCCTATCACTTTGAACTCAACAACTGTTCCTCAAATGGTAATGCGTATGCCAGCTAAACTAAGAGCAAAAAACAACCAAGTTATTACAGCAGGTTCAAACCTTGCTTTCGTTGTTGACTCTTACGGTATTGCTGATATGTTCCAATACTTGTTAGGTAAAAATGCAGACTTCGTAAATGCTTTGTTCCAAAACGGATATGTTAACGAACAAGTTGCAGGTGCTAAAGTTTATGTTTCTGAAAACCTTACAGGTGAAGCAGTACTTTCTATGGCTACCGAACCAACAGCTAATGATACAGTTACTATCGGTGGTGTTGTGTTCACATTCGTCGCTTCTCCAACTAATCCAGGAGATGTTGACTTAGGTGGTGCAGCAGATACTACTCGTGCTAACCTTGCAGCAGCTATAAACGGTGGTGCAGGTGCAGGTACAGCTTACATTGAAGTTAGTGCAGCAAATCGTATTATCCTTTCAAAGACTCTACGTCTTACAGCTACAAATGACAACACAGCTAATACACTTACATTAGTAGGTAAAGGCTCAGGTCGTTTAGTTGTATCTGAAACATTTACAGCAGGTGGCGATTCTTGGAGTTCAAACTTCATCCACGCTTACTTCGGTAAAGAAGGTGCGATTGACGTTGTTGTTCAAAAAGATGTTAAAGCTGATATGAGACCAGAACCAAAACAACCAACCACAAACATTATCTCTCGTATTCTTTACGGAATAAAGACATTTAATGATGGAAAGGTTAAGTTCCTTGATGTTAAAATCAGTTCATAGTTTTCTTACTCAGACCCTTTACGGGGTTTGGGATAAGTGAATTATCAATTAACAACAAATAAATATGAATAGTTGCTCTGACATAATACAAACATTTTCTTTATACTTTGGGGATGAGACCTCTCTTTCATCAGCAGAGGCTTTAGCACTGCTTCAAAAGAAATATAATGAAGTTTTAATGAGTGCAGAATGGGAGTTCTTAAAGAAAGTAGCAACAGGTTCAATCTCAAGCACAGACATAACACAACCTACAGACTTTGATAGACTTACTACAGACCAACAAATTTATATAGGTTCAGGTTATCAAAATTTTAAAGTAGTACCATTTACCTCTCGTAGAATGTATGAAAACCAAAGAGGGTTCTTTTATTACGATGCAAAGAATGAAAAGTTTGTATCAACTCAATCACTAAACGATACATACTCTTTTGATTACATTTATGTACCTCCAGCACTTGACCTAGTATCAAGCAACCCAGTATTTCCTATACGATTCTACGATATGCTTTATCACGCTATGTGTATTGATGCAGACATCATAAATATGTCAGACAAAGCTCGTTCTTATGCAAAAGAAAACCAAATGAAATATGAAAACTTCTTAAATGATATGAAGAGTTGGAATATAAAATTATCAGGCTTTCAAGTTTATGGTATTTAACATATATGGCATTTATTGAACACAAAGTAGAAGGATTCGTGAGTGGTATTGAAAACAAGATACCAGCCGAAGACATAAAAAAAGAAGCTGGGGCTGATGCTCTTAACTGGCTTTCTGTTGATGGTGTTCTTGAACTTGCGAGAGGAAGACAAGCAATAGGGACAGAAGGCTCTTTAGGTGGTGTGTTTGGAGAAATATTCGCTCCTAAAAGAAACGGAACTAAAGTACACTACCGTAAAATCAATACAAAAATACAATACTATGATGGCACTACTTGGCAAGATGTTATTACAGGACTTACAGCAGGAGCAAACTATACTTTCTCAAGTTATATCTCACAACTAGGAGCTTATGTTTATGCTACTGGAATTGATGGAGTATACAAAATAGCAACAGCTAATCCTAGTTCATATAAACAAATGTATGACGCTACAAAAAACTATAAAGGCTTTTCAATAATCAACGACCAAAGAATGTTTATGTGGGACGTATCAAGTCCTAACATAGATAAGACTGCTTTATACCTTTCTAAGATTGACCCACAAGGCACAAACTATACAACTGTTACAAATGAAGTTTTAGGAGCGTCAGGAAGTACTACATATACAGGAACTTTAAGTGCAGTAACTGGCACAAGATTTTGTCGTATAACAAACATAACAGGTACAACTGGAGCAGGGCTAGAAACATTCACAGATAATGGCTCTGGCGTGCTTACAGGCTCTCTAGGAGGCACAGGAACAATCAATTACGCTACTGGTGCATACTCTGTTACCTTTAATGGTGCAGTAACTTCAGGAAATGTTGAAGCAGATTATCAATGGGAAGACTCAAATGTAGGAGGTATAACTGATTTTACTTTTTCAGCACCTAGAACAGCAGGACAAGGCGATATAATTCCACAAGAATATCTCGGTGAACCAATACAAAATGTTTTAATTTATGAAGGTAAATATTATTCTTTTAAAAAGACTTGTGTATATGAATTAGACTTAACAAATGATGACACAAACGCTACTAATAAAGTTTACAGAAGTGATATAGGTATTCCATTTATGCGTGCTTCTGTATCAGTAGGTAGAGGAATGATATATATGGACACAGCGAACCCAGACAAACCTATACTTTCAATTTTACAACGCAATCCTGTAGGTGGGAATCTTGAACCAGTAAATTTAACCCCAATGTTTAAGTGGGAGAATTATACTTTTGATGAATGTAATGTTGATACTTGGGGAGAAAATATTATTGTTTCTGCAAAGACTAGCGACAGTACAAAAAACAACAGATTATTTTTAATAAACACAGCACAAAATTATTCTGTAGATATTTCTTACTATGGAGGAAATACTTCAGCTAAAAATGAAGGCTTACTTTACATAGGAGATTCTATTTCAGATACAGTTTATGAAGTTTTCTCAGGCTTTGATGACTTAGGAAATACTATTGAGAATTACTGGGACGGCAAACAAGAAGATTATGGTAGTGATAAATTAAAAAGATTTAGATTTCTACGCTTTAAAGGACTGATTGACCCTGCACAATCAATAGAAGTATGGGCTGACTTTGATACAAGTGGCTATACACAGTTAGGAACAATAGTAGGTACAGGAAGTTATGTAGATTATACAAACCCACAGACAATCGGAAGCAATATGTTAGGTACAACAACAGTAGGAGGTGGCGACCCAGCAATAGCATATCCGTTCTTAATGGAAATGAGAACAAGAGTACCAAAATTCAGAGTTAGACAATTAAGATTTATAGCAAAAGGTATCGGATTTGCTTCAATTCAATGGTCAATAGATGTGGATATATTATCGTTTGACCAAAGAATACCAGCACAGTACAGGCAACAGCAGAACATATCTTTAGATGGATTAACAACAGACCAACCTAACCCAACACATTAATTGACTATGAAAAAAATAAACATTATAATTAACTTAGGAGGACAATAAAATACTATGACAACCAGTTTACTAAAACTAGCAGCAGATTTCGACACACAATTAGCAACAGCATCTTCAATAGGTGCTACTACTGCTACTTTAGTGTCTGCAACAGATGATGACGGAAACGCTTTACCAACAGGATTATACGGACTTACAATAGACGCAGGCAATTCATCAAAAGAATATATAATCTGTACTTTAACAAGTACAGCTTTAACAGGAATTTTATCAATCACTAGACAAGGTGTAACATCTAGTGGTTTTGCTCGTACTCACAGACGTGGTGCAAAAGTTACACTAACAGACTGGGCTATTTTAAAAAGAATGCTCAATAACTTAGACGGTACAACAGGATTCGATAGTGCAAGTCCATTATCTTATGACGGAAATCCTACATTTACAGCAGATGGACAAATCATAACTAAAAAATACGCTGATGACTTAGCAATAGCAGGTTCACCAGATGCTTCAACAACAGTAAAAGGTATTTCTAAACTATCTTCTGCTCCAGCTTCTCCAACAAACCCTATCGCTGTAGGAGATAATGATACTAGAGTTCCAACTCAAGATGAAAATAATGCTTTAGTAGGGACTTCTGGAACACCTAGCAGTTCTAATAAATATGTAACTAATGATGATACAGCAACAACAGCGACAGCTTCAAAAGTAGCTCGTAGACTTGCAGGAGGAAACATAACAGTAGTAACCGAAACACAAGGCAATAACTCAACAAACGCCGCTTCGACTGCTTATGTAGATGCAGGATTAACTACAATTTCTAGTCAGTTACCATATACAGTAAATGCAGTAGAAACACAATCAACTTGGTTTACTTATGAAATTCCAATTTTATCAGCAAACTCAACCACTGTTGTGGCTGGTTGGGGGTTATATCAATATTTAACTATAGGAGCTACTAATAATGGTGCAGGGGGCTACTCTGCTTTAGGACAATCTAATAACGGAGGTTCTATAAACACCAAATTACCAGGAACAGGTTCAACTCAAGGATTTAAATTTTCAGCTGGTAAAAAATGGAAAATGAAATTTTATGCTCAAGTTGCTAACTCAACAAATATATGGTCTTTAGGATTAATTTTGAATAACACTACAAGTGGAATTTATGGAGCTCAAACCACAACTACTCATAATGCTATGCGTATAGTATGGAATAGCTCTACAACTTACTTAGCAAATTCTGATGGAACTAATTATACAGCAAATACAGTTTCAGTTACTAGAACTAACTGGAATCTTTATGAATTATATTTTAATGGAACTAATCTATATTGTTATGTAAATGGAACTTTAGCGGCTACAAATTCAACAAATCTTCCTACTGATTCTTCAGATAGTGTAACATTAAATATTGGTGGTGATACTTTAAATACTTCTTTAACAATTAGTCCTATAACATTTAGTTTAGAATTATAATATGGCAACAACATACACACAATCAACAAATCAAGACCCAAACAAAGCAATTTACGGAACTAAAGGTTCTGATGTTTTAAGTTTGCAACAACAACTAAACAAACTAGGTGCAGGACTTAAAGAAGACTCTCTATATGGCCCAATGACTCAAACTGCATACAATAAATACAAATCTCAACTAACTCCACAAAATACAGTTTCCGTAACAAAGTATGTAGATAATGCTGACGGAACTACTACTAATTATTTGAGTGATGGAACAACAAGTAAGGTTAGATATACAAAAAACCCTGATGGTTCTTTAACTCCAGTTGAAGTGAATAACACTCTTGGCTCAATGTTTCAAATGCCCACTACTAGTACTCCATCTCAACAAGAAACAGACTACCTAGCACAACAAGAAAAACTATCAAAAGGCGAAGACATAGTAGACACTTCTGCTATCCGTTCTAAAACCCTTGCAGACTTTCAAGACAGAATAAACGCTATCAATCAAGTCTATGCAACTAAGCTAAATGAAGCCAAACAACAAGGGGTAGGCAGAGTAGGTCAAACTACAGCAATACTCGCTAACAGAGGGCTTGCAGGCTCTATTAGAGGGGGTGCAATCAACGAGCAAACTCTTACTCAAAACAGAGAAATAGAAGACGCTATCAATCAAGAAAAAGCTCTAGCATTATCTGCTATTTATAATGATGTAAACTCAACAGCAACAGCAGAAGCACAAAGAAGAAGAGAAGCTATGCAATCAGGTGCTAAGAATTATATTGACTTCATTAAAGGTCAAGACGAAAGGAAACAAACAAACATTTCAAGCGTGGCTAGTGCTTTACTTGCTCAAGGAATTGACCCAAGTACACTAACGCCAGAAGAAATGACAAATATCACAGGTAAAATAAACGCTACAAGTGGGGATATTTTGAGTGCTTATAAGAAATTGAAATTGACACAAGATGCAGAAAATCTAAAGAACTTCCCAACAAAAGAACTTTCTCAAGGAGAAGCTCTTTATCAATATGACCCAGGAACAGGAGAATATAAACAAGTAGGATTTAACCCTAAAACAGCAACTCCTAGTAGTAAATCAACTTCAAGTACTGGAACTGGTAAAGTAACAACTACTGGAGGTTCTAATAAATACGCTTCTGATTTAGAAGCTCTTTTAGGCAATACTGTAGCAACAATTCCTTCAAAATTTGGTCAAGAACAATTCCAAACTCAATTATCAAGAACTAGAAATGATGCTGACAAGATTAGTCTTATTGGTTCTGTTGTTCTTAAAAATGCTCCAGCAGAAGTTAAAAGAGATTTCTCTAACCAATCAATTGCAGTTTCAAACATAGATAAAGCTATTGCAGAAATAGACAAAGGAGCAAAGACTGGATTTATAAATAGTAAATTGCAAAAAGGATTTAATTTCTTTGGTAAAGATTATGACCCAGCTTTAGCAAGTATAGCTTCATATATTACAACTTCTATTCAACCATATCGTAATTCTGTAACAGGTGCAGCGTGGGGCGAACAAGAAGAAGCAGAATACCAACAATTATTCGGTTCAGTTTTATATTCTCCAGCAGAACTTAAACAAAGACTTAATCGTCTAAAAGAAATAATGAAAGATAAATCTGCTCAAGGATTAAATGTATTTATCAACCCATTAGACACTTATGCAAACCCATTTATTCAAACAACTCAAAACACAGTAACTCCCACAACAGGTAATTTGGTAACTGTTTATAGTATTAAAACTGGAAAACCTGCTCAAATCCCAGCAGACAAATTACAAAGTGCTTTATCATCAGGGTTATTTAAACAATAATATGGACGAACAATCATTTTTAAATTCAATAGGAGGACAATATGTAGAAGAACCTAAACAAAAAAGTTTAGGGAATAAAATTCTTACTGGTGCAAAAGATTTAGGAGTAGGTTTTTTAAAAGGAGCTGGAGAAACTTTAGGTTCTGTTGCTGTAAATGTAGAAAAAGTTGCGAAAGATGTTGCAACGACTAAAAGCAATAAACAATATGCTTCATTACTTGATGACATAAACACACAAAACAAAAAACTAATTTCTTTAGCTATGCAGTACCCAGAAGGCGACCAAAAAAGAAAAAAATATATGGAATTAGTAAAACAAAATCAACAACAAGCAAGTCAATTGCGTGAAGATTTTTATGGTACTGATGGAGTACAAGAAAGTATAAAAAATGCTGGACTTACTAAAGGAATAAATAAACTAACTACTGCTAGTAATCCAACACAACAATTTGGTAAAAGTGCAGAAAAAGTAGGAGAATTTTTAGTATCTGCAAAAGGTGCAACAGGATTAATTCCAAAAGGTACAAGTCTATTAACAAGAGTTGCTTCTAACACAGCTCAAGGTGTTGCTGGTGGATTTATTCCGTCTGTTATGCAAAATGCTACACAGGGTCAATTTGACACAAAAGCAGGTGGAGAAGAAGCATTGAAAGAAGCTGGAGTATCAGGATTAGTTGGAGGAGTTGTTGCAGGTGGTTTATCTGCTATTGGAGAAGTATTAAGAAGTTCTAAATTGCCTTCTCGTTTAATGAGTAATATATATAAAACTGATAAAAAAACAGTAGAGAAAATATTTAGTGGAGAAAAAGTAGATGGAGAAAAGTTATCTGATTGGGTTGTTAAAAACAAAATATCAGGTAGTCTTCCACAACAAGCTGAAAAACTAAACACTATTCTAAAAAGAAGTGAAGACGCTGTAATAAAAAGTGCAGAAGCCTCAAAAGTAAAAGTACCAGTACACGAGAACTTATTTAAACTTGCTCAAAATATTCAAAATGATTATGCAACAGTCGGGCGAGGAGAAGTAGCACAATCTGCTGATGATTTTTTAAGAGCAGTAAAAGATAATTCTATTTCAGTTAAAGATGCAATTAAGTTTAGGAGAGTTTTAGACAAGTTAAGACCAGAAAATTCTTTTGTAAATCCAAAATTAGGCAACGAACTTGGTTATTGGTCAGATGACTTGCGAAATATTATTAATAATTCTGATGGTATAGGAGCTATAAACAAAGAATATGCTAGTGCTATAAAAGCAAGTAAAAAACTTATTGATTATGCAACTTCAACAGGTAATGCAAAAGCAGTAGGTGCATTAGAAATGTACGCCTTAGGTGGTGGAGCTTTAGCAGGAGAACCAGTTGCAGGAGCATTAACAGTAGGTGTAAAAAGATTAGTACAAAGCCCAAGAATACTGTCTAAAACAGCACAAGCTATACAGAACGCTAAACCAAGTGGAAATATTAGAGCTTTAACAAGTAAAGCAAGTGGAGATACTTATAGAAAGAATAAAGAAAACAAACTTATTCAAAGCCTGCAGAACTAATCCCCCAGATAATTCCTATTATTATTGCTATAATGAATATATGCATATAACCAAACAATAAGATAAATAAAAATAAAAGTCAATAAAACTATGGAAGACGCAAAAAATCAAACATCAATAGATATAAAAACTCCTGACGGAAAGGTTTTGACGATTGTTTCCAAACCAGGTAAAGATGGATATACACCAATAAAAGGTAAAGATTATTTTGATGGAGATAAAGGAGACCCTGGTAAGGACTATATTTTAACTGAAAAAGATAAAAAAGATATAGTAAGTAAAATTGAAATACCAGTTGTTGAAAAGATAATTGAAAAAGTTGAAACTATAATTGAAAAACCTATAACTATTGATAAAACTAAAACTGTCATCAAAGAAATTTCAAAGTACGAAGACGCAGACACTATTGCCACAAAACTTAATACTCTTTCAAAAGTTATTGATTTCAAAGTAATCAAGAATTTCCCTGACTTTTCAAATAACGGTGGAAGTGGTTTGAATACAGTCTTTACAGATGGCACTACTATAACTGGTAATGGTTTAGCTGACAATCCTTTACGAGTTATTGAAACAGGTGGAAATACTGAATGGGGAGAAATTACAGGCACACTTTCAAATCAAACAGATTTACAAACTGTCTTAGACACAAAAGCAACTAAAAACTTTGCAATTGCTATGGCTTTAGCTTTAGGTTAAAATAAATATAATGAAACTACAAATTACAACATACTCCTTCAACGCCACAGCAAAAACAGTAACCTTTACTGACTACACTACTATTAGACTAGATAGTATTTTACTTATCACCAATACAACGGATAATATTATTGTGTATAACTTTGCTGACCCATTACTAGGTGGCACAGTTTCAAACAATGTACTTACTCTAACTTACGATACTTCTTCAATGAGTGATGGAGATAGTCTACAAATCTTTTATGATGATAGTGCAGTTCAACCATCTAACTCAGAACTTCAAACAACACTTAATTCACTAACTGAAACTCTACAAGAATTAACAGGCAGACTAACAGTTTTAGCAAGTATGGCAAACTCAGGAGCACCTGCTTTAAGAGTAGCCCCAATATCTTCAGTATCAACAGCAGTAACAGGTTCGGTAACAGCAACAGTAGCGAGTACAGTAGTTAGTTCACTTACAAACTTTGGAACAGGTGTACCAGCTAACACAGTAGCATGGTCACAACAAAATTTAACAGCAACATTAGCAAATATTAATAACGCAACAGCGTAAAACACAATGGCAGAGACCCAAAACAATGTACCAATATTAAATAGAAAAGAATGGCAAACAATGATGCCAGCAGTTACAACTACTGGAGCAGGTATGTTTGTAGTATCAGGAACGTCAGCAAATAGAAGATACACATTATATATGGCTTCAGCAACAGTTCATTATTTATATGACCATCAAGCAGATGACTGGCTACCTATTGCTTCAGGTGCTTTTGGTGGAACTTTTGGAGCTGGTGCTTGTGGAGCACACTTGCCTTGGTCAATAACTTTTACAGCAACAGGTGGAACTACAACTACTTTAACTGTTAATGCAGCAACTCATAACATAAATGGAAACGTAGTAGGAGATGAAATAGAATTTCTATCTGGTACAGCAGGCAACATAGGACAACGTAGAACTATCACTGCAATAGAAACAAATATAGGAACTGGAACAATAACTATTACATTTAACGCAGCACCTAATAGTGTAGCAAACAACGACACCTTTAGAGTTTCATCAGGTTCTTTCTTTGTGTTAGTTCCTGGAACTCTTTCAGCTACAACATTCAAAAGATACGACATAGCTACTGGAACTTGGAATACTTTAACAAGTACAGGGTTATCAGCTACTTGGGGTACTGATGGAAGACTTGTAAGTCCTTACTTACGTACAGACTCTTATGATTCAGGAACAGCTACAAGTGGAAGTTCTACAACTTTAGTATGTACAGGTAAGGGTTGGACAAATGACCAATGGATTAACTATCAAGTTAGAATAACTGGTGGTACTGGTGTAGGTCAAAAATCAAGAATTACTGATAACACATCAGATACCTTAACATTCGCAGCTGGAGCAACAATAGATGCAACATCTACTTTCGTAATTGAAGGAGATGAAAACGCTTTATATGCTTTAGGAAACAACGCAGTAACAATGTATAAATATTCTATCTCAGCTAATACTTGGGCAACAGTATCTCCAACAGTAGCTAGAGCAGGTGCTCCTATTGCAGGTATGAGTGCAGACTGGATAGGAGAAACAGGAGATAGTAATTGGGCAGATATTACAGACATTAAAGACGGAAGATATATTTACTCATTAAGAGGTGGTACTTCGGTGATAGATAGATTTGATATTTCAGGAGGAACAAATGGAGCAGGAGCTTGGACAGCAGTAACATATCAACCATCATTGCAAACTTTTGCAACTGGAGATTCAACAGAATGGTCAGGACAATACTTATATATTGCTAAAGAAGGAACAGCAGCAATTCCACAAAGAATTTATAAATATGATTTAATAGGCAACACAGTTTTACCAGTTACAACTGATTGGTATTTAGGAGGTGCAGCAGTATTAGGTAATAAGATGTGGATTAAAAATTTATCAACTACTGGAACAATAAAATGGTTATACATTTTACAATCCACTTCAACAACCCTTAGAAGAATAATGTTATTTTAATTATGGAAAAAGACGCTGAAATACTTTTAAATATAGAAACAAATGAAAAACTAGAAGAAATTAGTAAAAATACTGAAGCATCTTTACTATCTCAAGATGAAACTAAAGAAGCAATAAAAGAATTGCAACCATCTCTCGATGCTAATTTGATTCAATCGATAGAAAATACAGAAAAAATCGTAGAAGCAGTTGAAAAATCGTCTTCAGTTTCGATAGAAATTAAAGGAGCTGATATTATTAAATATAAAGGAGAAAAAGGGGATAAAGGAGACAAAGGAGATAGCCCAACAAAAGAAGAAATAACTGGACTTATCGAACCCTTAATTCCTACAGAAGAAGATTTAGTTAAAATCATAGAACCTTTAATTCCTGAACCTATCAAGGGAGAAGACGGACAAGATTATATCTTAACAGAAAACGACAAAAAAGAAATTGCACAATCTATCAAAGTACCTATTGTAGAAAAAGTTATAGAAAAAACAGAGGTTATTCGTGAAACACCTATCACAATAGATAAGACTAAAACTGTAGTAAAAGAAGTTGCTAAATACGAAACTGCTAAAGAAATAGCTAAAAAACTCAACACGCTTACAAAAGAAATTGATTTTAAAGTTATAAAAAACTTTCCTGATTTTTCTAAAAATGGAGGTAGTGGATTAAATACAGTTTTTACAGACGGAACTACAATATTAGGTAATGGACTTGCAGATAATCCTTTAAGAGCTGTAGGCGGAGGCGGTGGAGCAGTAGACTCTGTAAACGGTCAAACTGGCGTAGTAGTTTTAGACGCAGACGATATAGACGATACTTCAACAACTAATAAATTCGTAACAAGTGCAGACCTTACTAAACTTTCTAATCTTTCAGGAACTAATACAGGCGACCAAACATCTATTGTAGGGATTACTGGAACAAAAGCAGAATTTGATACAGCAGTAACTGACGGAAACTTCTTATACGTTGGAGATATAACTCAATATACAGATGAGATGGCACAAGATGCAGTAGGAGGAATATTAACCAATAGCACATTTATCAACCTTACTTATTCAGATGCAACTCCATCTATTACAGCTTCATTAAACGCTACTGGTACGCCTTCTTCTTCTACATATCTTCGAGGAGATAATACTTGGGCAACTATAGGAGGTGGTGGAGATGTTACAAAAGTAGGAACTCCAGTAAATAACCAAATAGGCGTATGGACTGGCGACGGAACAATAGAAGGGACATCAGGTCTAACTTACGATGGTTCAAATCTTCAAATTACAGGTGATATAGGTTCAACAGGAACTAGAATTACAAAAGGTTGGTTCACAGATTTACAAGTAACTAACGCAATAGCAGGTAGTATTACAGGAAATGCAGGGACTGTAACTAACGCAACGCTTACCACTGCTCTAACAGTAAACACAGGAACAGTAACATTAGTTGGTAATGTAGCAAACACTTCTGTGTTAACAATAGGTGCTGGTGCAGTATCAGTTTCAGGCGCTAACACAGGTGACCAAACAATAACAAACTCATCTGATGCAACTTCTCACACAGTAACACTCTCTGCTTCAGGAGGTAGTGTTCAACTTATAGAAGGCTCAAACATAACTCTTACAACAGGTGGAACAGGTAGTGCAGGAACTGTAACAATATCAGCTTCAGGTGGAGGTCTAGCTTGGGGTAATTCAATCTCAGGAACTACAGCAGACGGTGTAACTCTTACAATGTCTAATTCTGCTAATGACGGAGCTAGTGCTTTAAAACTTATAGCAGATAATACACAAACTAACCAATCAGCTTTAGCAAACTTGCAATTAGGAACTTCAGGAAATGTTCAAGGACTTTTAATTCAAGGAACAGGTTCTACAACTGTAGGAGCAGTTGGAACAGGTAAAAATCATCTTTCTTTATGGGCTAATGTAGATACAAGTAATGTTAATGTTTTATCTATTGCAAATGGAACTGCCTACACACAAACACTAAGAATACTTGCTAACGGAGCAATAATAGATGATGCAGGAACAAATACACTACCTAGTAACTACGCTTTAAATTATGATGTTGGTGATATAGGAGCAAGTAATAGAGCAATATTACGAGCAATATTTGGAAATACTCAAACCAACGCTGGTTTATCAGGTGTAAAATTTTCTGTAGGAACATCAGGTAAAGTAAGTGGAGGTTATGCACAAGGAACATTTAGTACAGATTATGACTTTACTACAGGTGGAGTAGGATGGGCAGCTCACGGTAATACTGCTTCTCAAAATACAGCTGCGTTTTTAGCAGGTAATGAAACTTCATTTACAAGAAGATGGTCTGTATCAACAGCAGGTCAAACAGTACAAAATTTAGCAATAACTACTGTAAGTGCTAATTTTGTAACACTACCTAACTCAGTAACCTCCGCTAAAGCAGGTTATGAAGTAACATTAGGGAATACACAAGCTAATAGTCCTTATGGATTTCTAGCGAATGTAGGAACTTCTGCAAAAGTAACAGGAGTTATGATTAAAGGAACTTTCGGAACAGCTACTACAGGATTAACTTCAGCATTTACAGCTTGGGGTAACACAGCAGCACAAGCTACTCGAGCTATTGCAATAGGGAATGGAACATCTTTTACAGAAACAGCATTTATAAATACAGATGGGAATGCAACATTAGCAACACTAACAACTACAGGGAACATAGAACTAGGACACGCTTCTGATACAACAATAGCTAGAGTAAGTGCAGGAGTTATTTCAGTAGAAGGTGTAACAGTCCCTACTATCTCAAGCACATCAACTTTAACTAATAAAAGAATACAACCTCGTACAGCTTCTTCTACAAGTGCTGCAACCTTATCACCTGATGTTTCAACAGCGAATGTATATTACAGAACAACTCAAACAGTAGGACTAACAATAGATGCTCCAACAGGTACACCAGTAATAGGAGAAACAATAATGATTTATGTAGATAGTGCAGGAGCACAAACATTAACAATTAACGCCACATATAAAGCCTTTGGGGCAACATTTCCAGCAACTACAACTGCTGGTAAAACATTTATGATGTCTGCACAATACAATGGAACAGGTAAAAATCATCTTT